GCAGCGTTGTCGGAAGACAAAGCTGGCGGGGCCCCCCTCTGACGGGGAGACCCCGTCCTCACGGAATCGTTAGATTCAACAGGTCGTGGACCTGTTCCCCGGCCGTCTACAAGACGACCGGCCCGTATTTCAATTTGGCGGATACGGGACGCCCCGCGCGTAGAAGATGCTTCGGATCCTCGTTAAAGGGGGTCCAGAAGTACTTCAGAAGTGCGGCATCACCATCGATCTCGTCGATCGGCAGTTCGTAAACTGGTCGACAGGCGATAATCGTTGGACGCTGGAGGTGCTTGTCGAGCCCGGAGAAATCCGAGTCCCGATAGGTTTTCCTTACCAGCGCTGATGTCTCGAGCGTATGTACGACCCGAGGAAAGGGGATAATTCTCTCCACGAATCGGTCGAGCTCAGTGACGAATTCCGTGTCACCGTACTGTTCCCAGTACAGATTGCGGAATGCTACAATCGCCACTACTTCATCAACGTCGCGGCGACTGGTTGGGAGATCTTGCCTAACTCGTACTGGTGTTACCAGCGAGCCTTGGAAGTAATCTCCGCCACAGCTCTCCCTGAACGGTCCGTTCAGGAAGGACTTGTGGTAGTTGACTTTGAGGCCAAAAGCCTCAAGCAGCTCAACACAGTCATTGGCAGCGTACGTAGGGACAATTATGTCGTCCCCGTACACTCGGTAGGGCTCCGTGTCAACGGATCCCAACCGTCTCTTGGCACGCCTGACCGCCATCGACGCAATCGTCGCGAAGACGAGTGTTTCGATGGGGAAGGTCAAGGCCGACCCCATAGACGCGAACTTCCGGAGTTGCACGATAGTGCCATCCGGCAGTTCGGACGTCATCGACCTGCACGATAGTATCGCTCCCAAAAGGAGCGGGTTCGATCGAAACAGAGCTTTGACGACGCGAAGTGATACACGATCACTGGCCTCAGAGAGGTCAATAGTCGCAAAATCACCATTCCTAGAACCTCGTCGTGCGAGAGCGCGATTCGGTTCCTGGCTCACGTATGAGACCATAGGGTGGACATTCATCCACTCTTCGAACAGGGACTTTAGTCCCTGCTGGATGAACTGGTTATAAACCGGTTCAATGGTGATCACACGTGGTGTCTTCGCCGTTTTAGGAACACAAACCACCCGAGCGGGCGGTTCGGTTCCGGGGGGGTGCAGATGGATTCTCTCATCGTCTTCGACGAATCGATGATCCAGATACTCGAGCGCGGGGAAGTGCCTATCAAGGCGCTCCGTCCACGATCGGTTCAGCCACTTGGAATTGCTTCCAAGCTTTTCGGCTACTGCACCGGGTCCATGCTTCGCATCCTTAAGGAAGCCATCTCGGAAGAGAAAGGCCTCCATGGAGTTGAAGTTGGAACCCCACAGCCGCCGCGACTCTTTCATGAACTCCACAAGGAGCTCACTTGGGATGTCGACGGCGGACAGTGATTCATCCGTTGCGCGGTATTGCTCGATCGCTGCGGTGACCTTATCATCGGTCGGAAGTTTCTTAAGCTTCCCATGCAGGTGTAAAACCTGCCTGATCGCGCGAACGGCATCCGCGTCTGGATGTGCCAAGAGAACGCCTTTTTCGTCGAACACCTTCTTGAAGAAGCCATGCATAAAAGCTGGCCTCACATCGCTTTTGGACCTTCTCCTGGTAAGGGGAAGGCCATTGAGCGCAAGAAGGCCGATTGCGAGTGACTGCTCAAAGGCAGCACCCACAGCCGGCAGGGTGATCGTCAGGGTCGTCTGACCCAGACATTCGACGGCGGACCTCAAAGTAGCGAGGTCCATTGAGGCGTCAAGGCCTAGCAGTCGTGCCTGGTCTTCCAGGACGGCTGCATGGAGATCGAACTGGCTTTTCAAGCTTTGCTCCTTTCGTGGGGTAATAGCTTCCAGTCGTGATCTCGCATTTCCGATCCATCACCTCATGCATTGCCCTTTCGGAACAATCCGATGATCAGTCCAACCGTCAGCCCGAAACCACCCATGAGGGTGATAAGGGTGAGCGTCAGGATGGTCTCCGTCATCAGTTCTCCCCGGCGATCAGCTTAACAAGAGCTGCGTCGGAGGAGGCGGTGAGATGACCAATGAGCGCCTTAGCCAGGTCTTTCTGCTCTGCAGCAGAGAATCCCGAAGCGGGGGCGTCAATCGTCAGAGTGACCGTACCGGATGCCAGGACGTTAGTCGTGGACACCAGGGGATCAGTGACGACCTTACGGTAGGTAAGCCGCGCCACGTGGCGCGACCGCTTGCCGTAAGAGGTCGAAACCTCGAGGTCAACCTTGGAGTCGTAGTTGGAAAAGGTACCAACTGCCGACCCCGTGTTGACACGAGGGAGTGAAACGACGCCAGGCGTCGTTCCAATAGTGATGGACTGAGGATCTGCGAAAGCCACAGTTTCTCCTTCTCTCTGTTGAGTTGTTGTGAAGTTGTGTCATCGCGACCGGGCTAGGCCCAGTGCGACTAGGATAGCGGTTTGCCCACTGGAAAGTGAGCCTCCGCTAACGCCAAAACCGAAAGGGGAGGCGGCCATCCTTATCTTCTGATCGACCGTGGCAACGTAGGACCCGCCCGAGAACGCACGCGTTCCCGAGCCAGTCATACCCGCTGGTCGAACATAAGACTCACTGTGCGCCAACCATTTCGCCTCACGGCGGGTGGTAGCGTACGCGTAATTCAGGATGGTATTAGTCAAGCCGAGAGAACTCAGGTTCTCCAGCACTGATCCTATGTTAAAGAACCAGTCGACTAACCATGACCACGGAGTAAGCTCCCAGATCAAAGCAGGTGAGAATTCCGCACCGAGGAGTCTGTTAAGCTCTTCGCCACGGTCCCAAAAGCCATTGTTAGCGGCTGACGGGCGGATACCGGTGTTAAACCGGGCCGTTACTCTCACTGTACAGCGATCTGTGATCGTGATTGTACCAGGTGCAGGGAAACCCCTAGCACCACTCGTACCAGTAATGGTACAGAGATCATCATGGCCGAGAAAGCCCATCAAAGGGCCCTCACTTTGCCAACCGACAAAACCTTCTAAGGTCTTGGCGCGATGATACAATTCACGTTGTCTGACCCTCCGAGTATCAGAGGACTGAAACAGAGCAGCATCGATGTCTGAAAAGATGTCGACAGCTGCCTGCACGTCCTTGAGTACCGGAGTCAATCCAAAAACGTTGCCAAGGTAGTCAGCTCCCACTGCGGAAGCTGCATCCCTGACACCGCTCGCCTTCAGACCTTCAATGGTCCTTAGGTGTGTCAGCAGACGGAGACCGATGCGGGGGATATCCCCGCGTGCAAACTCGATAAGAGTCTGCGCGGTCGACGCCTTCTGCTGCAGCGGGTTCATCTCTTTTAAGAGATTGGTCGCTGCAGAGTCTATCACGGCCTTGTTAGGCCAGTAATAGGCATCATCTGGATTGAATACACCAGCATGACCGAACTGACTACCATAGTCGGTAGGCCGTCCCACGGAAATAAGCTCACCTGTCAGGCTAATAAAAGCCTGCGAGGTGGGCACCGTGAGATTGACCCCGTCGTAGTAGATATTGTTCGACCAGTAAGTAGCGGTATTTGGCGTGGAATGCGCCTCGTACTTGCTTACTGCGAAGTCATGTCCAACATCTCCGAGAAGGAAATGTTTTGGGACGCGCGCATCCTGGGATAGGACTCGAGTGAGCTCTCGCTCAACGAATCTTTTCCTGTAGGATAGGCGCTCAGCTATGTTGCCCGAAGGCTGATAGCTGTCCTCTGGTGTTGGAATAGACGAGCCAACGTCCTTACCAGTCCGGAAGCTGTAAACAGTTTCCATCTTGGTAGGTGCGTTCTCCACCGACCGTTGAATGCCGACATTCCGACGAGAATGGCTTGTAGCCAGCGCTCGTCCCGAATATCGGACTCTCCAGTCGTATGGCATGGTTAAAACCTCCAAGGTTTTGACGCGAGGCCCCCGGATGGGGG